ATCCATTTTTGTTACAAGCGTTTCACCTGATCCATCACACATATTTGTAAATTTCATCACGGTTTTTGTACCAGACGTATCTACTAAAGTTTGACTTGTTACCACATCAGCCATTAATCGTTTCTCCTAAATTCTGTCACCAACAAATAACTCTCTACATTTGAATCAGTTGTTAATAATATTTGTTTATCGTTACCAAACTTTAATTGGTCAGGTCGTAATCCATACTTACCTTTACCAGTTAAAGATAAATCACTTGTTTCACTATCAGCACTAATCTTTAATGTGCCTGTTCCTTCTATCAAATAGTAGCACTCAATTAAACTTACTAGTGATTCATTATTACCACTTGCAAGATTTTCAGCACCACCTTCAATCATCTTTTGGTCGGTTTCACTACCTATACCAACAGATTTAATTATAGCTTTATCTGTTGTATCAACAACCGTAGTATTAGTTATCGTCATAAAAAATTAAGCAGTAAATGCTTCGTCTTTTCTTAATTCAATTAATATATATCCAGAAACTCCATAAGCGTTACACTTTAGGTCTCCTGATGTTGCAGTAGTATTTGTTGCGTTGTTCTCAATCTTACCAGCAGTACCATCATAGTGTCCTGTACCTGCAAGATTGATTGCCTTAGTATCTGTCGAAGCACCTACAAATTCAATATCTGCCCAACCAGTATTGTCGTCAGCAGTACCTTGTACCAACGCCCACCATATTCTAGTGATGTCTAACATAGCACCGTTAGCGTGTCCCGCTAATGCACTAGCATCAAGTACAACGGAGTCAGCAGTAGTATTATCGTTCATGTTTACTAAAACAGTAACTTTACCACCAGCAGTTCCACTACCTGTTGCGATTTTTGTATCTTTAAGTGTTCTTGTTGCAATTGCCATTTTTTATTTCCTTAATTTAATATTTCGTTGTCAAAATAATCTTCTATAGCAGACACTTTAACATTTCTTTTTTTTGCTACCTGTTTAATAATACTATCAATTTTAGTTATAATTTCACCTTTGGTATTATCCAACATAGCAAATACATCTTTCACCGCCCGTTTTTCTGCAGGAGATAGTTTTTTAAACTCCGCAGTTTCTCTAGGACTATCGTCCTTTTGTTCAGATAGTTTTTTCTTAAACTTCTGGAACGACAGCTGGTTCAACATTTTCTCCACCTTGGTCTATCTCAACAGGCTCTTGTTCTTGTCCTGGTGTTTGTGCCGCTAAATTATCAGCACTTCCTATTGGAGTTGTTACAGCACCTTGTACTTTATCTAAACCAGAAGCTGCTTTAGTTGCTTCTAGTTCTTTAGCACTACCTAACCAATCAGTAGCAACTGATTGTCTTTTATCATCAAGTGCTTGTCCAATTTTATCAGACAATGCATTTTTAAATGCGTCTTGAGCTTTTACATTGTCTCCACTTGCAAGTGAATTAACCATACTTTTTATATTATCATTTGGCATAATTATTTTTCATCTCCTATATTTATATCAGCATTATCATCATCTCCTGACATATCTTGTCCTTCGGGAGAGGCAATAATACCACTTTTTATTTCATCAGCAATCTGATTATCAATCTCAATTATATCTTCATCACTTTGTCTTAATACATTTTTTCTTATATATGTAATTGAATAGTATTTTCCTACATATGGATTAACTTCTTGAGCAAGACTTAATCTTTCTCTTAAAATTTCTGCTTCTTTTAGTTCAGCAAAGTATCCATCTTTTAAATAATCATATTGAATATGTGGTCTAATTATTTGCCAGTCTTCAATTGTGATAACACCTTTTAAAACTAATTGCGTTTTAAGTATATCACTAAAGACCAGTGTAAATCGTTTTCTTAATCTTTGAACGAATTTAGTAAATTTTAATTCATCCCTTGTAATCTCAGCTGCTTTGCCAAGATTAAAACCTGCTTCTGATTCCATTCTTGAAATCGGTACATTCAATGCTTTGTATAATTTCTTTTGAAAGTATTGAACATCTGAAATCTCACCAAGATTTTGTCCACCTGGTAAAGTAGATACTTCAGTTCCTTTTGCACCTTCTCTACGAGGTAACCAAAAGTCTTCAAGCATTGACATATGTTTTCTGTCATCTCTTATCTCACCTGTACTTGCGTCATAAACAAGTTTATTTCTATATCTTGCCATTACATCACGAAGATAAGCTTCTGCTTTTATTTTTGGTAAGTTACCAACATCAACATAAAATATTCTTCTTTCAGGTGCTCTTACTATTCTGTAAATAACAACAGCATCCTCAATCATTCTCAATTGATTAGTAGGTTTAATTGCTTTATGCAAATGACCCATAACCATATTTCTAGTTTGATCTACAACACCAGAAGTAACAAAAGTAATTGAATCAGCAGCAATTTTAACACCAGCGTTATCGTTTCCTGCTTGTATTCCTCTTTCGTTATAAACAAACCATTCTGCTGTTTGTTCTACAACCTCAATCCCTTTGCCTTTTAAATCTCTGGATTTTTTTATCTCACGAACTTTTCTCATTTTTCGTGGATCAATATATCTTAATTCTGTAAGTCCTTTTCTCGGACTATTAGGATCAATTACTTTATGAAAGTAAATACGACCATCAACATACCATCTTTTAAAAATGTCGTGTCCTTTTTCCTCAAAATTTAATAGGCGTAATACCTCATCAAATTCTGTTCTAATTTTGTCTTTAATATTTTCTGAAACAGCAAGCTTATCTAAAGATAATGAAACAGCAGCATCCCTTTCATTGGAAACAATAACTTCATTGATTATATCCTCAACCGCCATATCACATTCAGGATGTTGAGCAATTTCTCTATATCTTCTAATTAGATCAAAGTCATTTTTGGCTGTGACTTCCATATCCAAGTATTGGCCAAAGTAACCACCAGCAGATATAGTTGTTGTGCCGTCATCTGGAGAAGGGATAGTAAAAGCTTGTTTCGCTTTTCCTGGCTTCTCCAGATCGTTATCTTTTCTCGTTATTTCAAATCCAAGTAGTTGTACCATATTATAATTTTCCTTTTTGAATTAACTTATTATGTTTATTATGTAGTAGTATCTGTTTCAAAATACTGGTATCTCCAAGTTACATCAAAAGTTTCTACAGCGTCATTTGTGCCATAGTTTAATGCAATTCCTGGTAACTCAGTTGGGAACAATCCTCTAAAAGTCCAAGACTTTAAAGTTGATCCGTTTCTGTCCAGATGGTCAACAAATGCGTCAACTTGGTAATCAGCAGGATTTGCAATACCTTCGTTATCAGTCATGTTGTTTATTCCGTTCAACCATCTTTCTACCGCTCTGTATATTTTGAAGTCTGTATCATTCAATACTGTTGTTGTCCAAGTGGCAAACGTTCTGTCACCTGCAACATAAAGGGATCTACCCCTAAATGGAATAGCGACTTCAGCAACAGTTGAAGCTGGCGTACTAGTAGCAGTACATAAGAACGCCATATCACTTGTTTCTCCACCAACAGCGGCGTACCCAGGAAAAGGTAAAGTTACCTTAAACTGATTGGCACGAGCGCCACCACCTCTTAAACGAGATTTGAAATCATTTATATTTGGCATTTTGTTTTATCTCCTCCCTATTAAGATCCTGCTACTTCAGAAAAGGCAACGCCTGATCTTGTAGCAATAAAGTTAAGTTGGATGAAATTAATAGAACGAACAGGTTTGACAAAAATGTCAGCTCTAAATTCGTTTCTATCTATAACATCTCCAGTATTATTTGTATCGTCACAAACTACTGAAAAGTCTGTGATCCCTCTACCACCTTGTACATCTCTTAAAAAAGGTTCTACTAGGTTTCTAAATTGTGCTCTTGTAAATTCGTCATTAAATTCAAAGAGTTGGAATTTAGCAGCAGTAGAAATAGCCTTTTCTAATACAATAAACAGTCTTCTAACATTTATTCTATCAAAAGCACTTGGTTTAGATTGAGCAGTCTTATCACCAAACAATACAGTTCCTTGACCAGGAAATGCTACAACGGAATTCACTCTTGATTTGTAGAGTTCATCTCTTTGCGTTTGGTTTGGATTAAAGGCAAGTTTTACTGCGCCTCTAATTTGTCCACGATTGAAACCGCCTGGTGAGAACCAAGCGTCTGCAATATTGTCAGTTCTAGCACAAAGACCAGCAGTATCTCCGTTAAGAGGTACCCATCGGTATACATCATTGTATTTGTCAAATTGATATTTGTAACCACTATCAATTACAGCATAACTAGTTGATGGAAGACCATCACCAAATGCCTTAACATTTAATGTTTGTGAAATAGGATCAGTTACACTTACAACATCTGCATTAGCAGGTGAAATAAATGCTACACAATCTTTTCTTGCAGTTGCAATATCCATAACAGCAGTTGCTTTTGTGTCGCCTGTAGCGTCAGAAGCAGTCGTTGATGGTCCACATATAAGTAAAGATACATCCACATTTTCTGAATCATTGAAAAACTCATAACCAGTTGCAAATTCAACATTAGTAATTGTATAATCATCTGTACCGCCTGTAAGTGAAGCATTACCAATAGTGGAATTGCCTTGAGTAGACCCACCACCTGCACCACCACTATTACCTATGTAATTATCAAATGTTAGTCCTTTTTTCGCTGTACCAGCATTTGCTAAGGTTGTATCGTGGTCCATCCAGTAGATGTATTTTGATTGATTATATAAAACATCTCGGTAGTAATTGCTTGCACCAGTAGAAGTTTTAGCATCCGAAGCCTGTGAAAGACTTTCATGTGTTTCTAAAATTGTTCCAGCCGTGCCTGTAATACCGCCATCTTCGTCAATTACTGCAATGTGTAACTCATCCAACGAACCGCCAGCAGCAGATACATCATCTGTTGTTGTTGGTGCCGCTGAAAAGTTAAAATAGTATTCCCACGCTCTTTCAAATCTCGCATTGTCCACGACAGCGTGTCGTAAACCACCTGTTTCTGTTTTACCAGTTCCAGCATTGAATCTTGCGATAGTTAAAACATGAGTAGAAACTCCTGTTATCTTGTAATAAGATCCAGAAGGAGCAGCAGTAAATTCATTAGAAGCATTTCCAAAATGAATTAAGTCGCCTGTGTTGAATATTGAACCGTCATCAACTGTAATAGTTGTGTCGCCAATAGCAGCAGCAGCGTCATTAACCAAATTAGAACCAGTTCCGTTAGTGAACCCGAAGGCTACACTTGAGGTACACAAAGATACTTTCAGATTGTTTCCTAATGTTCCTGGTTCTCTAGCAGACCAAGCTCCAACAGCGGCTTCGCCAGAGGAGTAGTTATCATTCCAATCAGTAGTATTTTTAATAATTATAGGCGTTCCTGATACGCCAGCATTTACCATGCCAGTTACAGGTCGCACTACCTTCAGATTATTTCCGTAGCCTAAAAAGTTAGCAGCACAAAACCATTGTTCAAAATTAGAAGCATTTGGTTTACCAAAAGTGTCCACCAGTTCATTTTCAGATGAAATAGTAGTTACTTCACCAACTGGCCCCTTTTCTGCTGTAATAACAATACCTCCAGAAGTAGTTGATACTGCTGGTACGATATTTGTTAAGTCCTTTTCAGTTACCAAAACACCTGGTGATACTTGAAAAGCCATATTTTATTCTCCTTAATATATTAAGTATTAATCTTTATTAGTTATAACCCTTTTGTAGATATTTATTATATTCCATTTCTCTAGTTCTCTCCCTTATGATACTCTACTGGAGTCCATCTTACACCTGCGTCATCAAAAAACGAGTTATCACGACCTTCTGGATCATCTAATCCGTTGTCTATGAACCCAAAAGGCGCCATATCTGCCTCAATTGCGTTTTGTTGGTCAGTAAACATTTGCCCTCTAACATCAACATTAGTTAATTCTTTAAAATATCTTTGATTAGCCATCCAAGAAAAAGCAACTAAACACATTACTAAATCATCATTCGCACCTTGCTCAGCTTCAAAAGATTTTCCACGAGCAATAAAAGTAGAGAGTTCAGAAATAATATCAAAATCTTGAATTATTAATTTATCAGATTCTACAAGACTTTTCAGATTTGAAGTTCCGATTTTTTTTGTACCCTTTGTCATTCTTAAACCTAATTGATTACCACGGCCACTAAAGCCTCCACCTAGTACTTGTCCTGATCGTCCTCGTTGTGTAACCATCATCATATTATCATACTCTAATTCAAATTGCATTGCGTCTGCTACTTGTTGTCCTAAATCATTTATCTCTATTAAACAATATGCTTTGTTATAATGATTTCCTATTTTTTTTAATATGTTAGGAAATACAATAGGTTTAATATTGTTATTTCTATATTTTGCAACAATCTTATAAGGCGCTTTTGTTGCGTCTATAACTACAACAGCAGAATAATCATTTTGAATACCTCTTGCAACATCAACCGTCATAACATAAGTATGGTTTTTAATAGGCATTTCATAAACATCTAAACCTCCAGGACTCTTTTGAGGATCAACAACCGCTAAATTTTTAAGTTTACTTACATTAATAAGTGTATCAATACTTCCTAAAAACTCACATTCAAACTCGGTTTGAAATTGTGATTCACTTGTATTTCTTATTGTTTGAATTTTCCATGCTTCATCACGACCTGGTACTTCTGACCAATGAACTTCCATTGGGATGTAATCATTTTTTTTATTGACAGCATCCATCCATAATTTATAAAACATATTCATTCCATGAGGTGTAGAAACAATAATCACCTTTGAAGTTTCACCAGAAGAAATTGTAGGGTAAACAGAACTAAAAAATTCTTCAGCAATACTATGGGGCACATAGGCGAACTCGTCCAGGAATATAATGTTAAAGGTACTTCCCCGAACAGCACTAGAAGATGTACTCGCCGCAACGATTCTACTTCCGTTTTCTAATTCAAGTGACCCTTTGTTCCAATTAAGAACGCCTTGTTGCATCCATTTCGGCAAATGCTCGTAAGCAAGTTGCAATCGCCCTAATAAATCCCTTGCCGTAGAAGATTTGTTGGCTAGTATTGCAACACTAACATTATCATTAAAAACACAATAATGTAAGAGGTAGGCACATATGATAGTTGACTTGCCACTTTGTCTAGGTAACTTGTTTATTGAAAACCTATTGTTGTGGAAAGTATCTACCATCTTCCGCTGAAAGTCATACATTGTAAAAGGCACAAGACCTTTATCCAATGTAACTATTTTTAAATATGTTTCGATAAAATATTTAGGATCATCAAGGCACTTCATCACTTCATCTACTTGCTTTGGTGTAAATCGTGATTTTGTATGTGCCTTCTTTAGGTTAGGATTTCCTAAATATTGGTCTTGTTTCATTTTTTATTCCTTTAATTCTTTTTTTTATAAATTGTAAAATCAT